CGTCTGCAAGCCGTTTGTCAAAACTGTCGAACAAGTCTCGAACCTCTGTGTCGATCTCGACCTGTTCTTTGCGCTCTCCCGCTTCCACTTTAGTCAGAACGGCGCGGGCGGCATCAAGTTTGCGGCCTTCAAGCGGGGTGGCTCCACCTTCAACGGCGTCCTCATCCAAGCCGTCAACTACAACCGCCAGGTCTTCACTAGAGAGTTCCATCCAACCGTTGATCGCCCTACCAACTGTCTTCACGTTGAACCACATCTCACTTGTAACCGGGTCGCCAACTTTACCGACAAGACTTTCTGTGTGTGCCAGCGTTGCTGCGTCAGGTATTCTACCCTGCGCCAACTGAGCGTTCGCCACGCGCACAGCGGCTTGCGCGTCTTTAATATCTTGATTGTGTTCGACCTTCGCTATGCGGGCTTCGACCTTAAAGTGGCGTTTCTTGGCGGCACCAGCTTTACCAAGCTGAGTGAAACCCTCTGTACTCATCTCTTTACCGGGGCGGGCATCTAAGATTTCGTCAACTTGCTCTTTGCTCGTAGCGCCTTCAAGCAAACCCTCATACTGTCTAAACCGTAGTATCTTAACCTCATCCCTCATCAACTCATCTTTAATGTGTTGGGGCAGCGAGGTGTTGTCTACCTCCCGCTGGCGGGCGTCTTTGGTGATGTTGTATTGGTCGTCCGTGGGCGTCTCAAACAGGATGTTGCCCGCTTTGTCGCCGTTGCCGACGAAAACATTAACCTCATTTTTACTACGGACCGCGCTCTCATAGACCACCGATTTCTCAACCAAACCATTGCGCGTCCGCGTAAAGTCAGCCTCCATCTGTTGCCGGACCCTGGCGTTGGGCGCCGCATCAAGTCTGGCTTGCATGTTCTTGTCATACTCAGCAAGCACCGTCGAGGTGAAGTCCGTAGCGTTGGCGTCAGTGTTTTCCTTGGCGCTCCTGAACAGGTCCGCACCGTAACCTTGGTTGTCGATGTTGGATTGGTTGACAGCCGCGTTCTCTTTTTTGATTCGGTTGTTTTCTAATACCACACCAAAGTCTCGTAGGGCTTTGCCGCCCGCTATCATACCGCCGTCACCGCCAAAATCTTTGGCGGTGGCTCTGTCGCTGTTGGTGGGACCAGCTACGCCTTGGGGTGCGTTATATGATGTAAATTTCGCCATGTTGAACCCCTAAGTCGCCAAAAGGAATGGGGAAACACGGTTGATGTTGCCGGGGTTAAATTTGATAGCGGGCGAGACTGTACCGCCGCCCGGCAATTTAAACCCACCCACCGCTGGCGCGGCGCCCACAAGGAGAGTTGCCGCCGCACCGGATATCGCGGTAGACCCGGCTTGGTCACCCCTGAATCGTGCAAACCTTGCTTTGTTTTCAGACTCTATCGCCCGAACTTCGCCAGCGTGGAGGATGGACTGAAATGCCAACTCTTCTTCCATGTTGCCATCTTCCAATAGATCCAATTTGTCGGGGTCAAGCGCCCGGTTGGCGCCCTGACGCTGTAAACCCAACCGTTTCTGACGCCGCCCATCTTCTTTAGCAGCCGCACGAGCGGCAACGGCATTGGCAGTGAACATGGCGTCGTTGAACCTCTCCGCGCGGGCCGCAGCGGCGCCAGCGTTGAGTTGTCCTACCGCCGACAACACGGAGCCGCCAGCCATTACGAGTTCGCCAGCGGTCATTCCTAGAAATATAACTTCGCCACCACTCATCATCTAATCTTTGCATACAAGGCACAGTCCCGACCATCAGGGCTGTAATACTTCATCCGTTCGCACTCCATCGTAAAACCTAACATCTTGGCCCAACGGTGCGCCTCTGGAAAATCGCAATCGACGGTCATCTCAATACGTTGGGTGTGGCACCCGTCGAGGAACTTCTTAACGGCACGGTGGCCTTTGAGGAAGTTCTGAGGTGTGGTCTGCGCGATAAACGCCCACGCCATCGCCCGCCCTTGCCACATACTGAGGACACCCGCGCACCCCACGGCCACCCCGTCAGCAAACGCCGTGTAACTGGGGAACTGTTCTAGGCCGCGCCCCTGCTCCATCGTCACCCAATTACTCAAGTGCGCTTGCATATTCTGTAATTTAATGGCGGCCAGGTGTTCCGCTTTAAATGGGATGACCTCAAACATTAGCTTCTATCCTGTGTCACCATTTGGGGCATGATTGCCTCAATGGTAACAGGTAGGGGATCAGTCTGCCGGTAAAAAAAGTGCTCGTCATTGCTGTACTCACCGTCCCAATCTAATTCATGGTCGCCCGTGAATAGAGGGACAGCGGTGTCCATTGGGTCACCACCTTCGCGCAGAACCAACAAATCCAGATCAGACGTTGTCGGTCCCATGTAACCGCCAAGGGTTTGAAGGAAGCGCACGATAACACGATGGAAGCGAACGAACTTACCCTGTGAAGTCCCATCTCGGGCGCCTACGTCAACACGGAGCGTTTCAAAATCCGACGTATAAGCAAGCCCAATATGAGCAATGGCAGATGATCTATCCAAAGTGATAGAACCAGAGGCGACCGTCTTGTCCGCATGGGTCGCCCCCTCGGCCAATATCTTAACCACCTGGCCTTCAAGGTGGTCAAGGCCAGTAATGACGGTGGATCGCTCCCGCACCACACCGTCAGAAACGTAAGCGGCGAAAGAGGTGCTGTTGACGGCGGCGCGAATGTCACCCGCACTGGTAAAAGCGGTGAACCCCGTCCCATTGATGCCTGACAGTTCAAAAGTATTGGCGGTCTTGTTGGCTACAACGTACCCATTGCCGTTCAACTCAACCATCCCCCCAACACCAAATATACCAATCTGGTCACCATCAGAAAGCCCGTGTCCGGCAGCGGTGATGACCACGGGGTTGGCCCTGGTAGCGCCTGAAATGGTGGTATTCTGTTTAGTGCTGCTGAACAACTCCATCGTATTCGTCGCAACCTCGCCCGCGATATAAGCGTTACCGTTCAACTCCGTCATACCGTTGACTTCGGTAATCCTGACATCATCACCATCATCGACGCCGTGAGACGATGACGTAATCACACAAGGGTCAGCGGCAGTCGCAGCCGTTATTACCAATCCAACATCCAGACTTAAACCACTGTCCACAAAAAAAGCGTCTTCCTGGTCGTTGGTTTCTTCCCAATGAGGTTTTAGGTATTCGATATAGCGGCGAGTCGCACCATTAACGTACCGCTGGACAATCATGTAGAGTTCGTCAGCCGTGCCTAAAGTATTTGGAATAACCGAAACACTCTCGACTTTAGCTTGGGTGTCCCCGGCGTCACTCTGCCCACCGATAACATGACGGGACCAACCAACAACTTCCTGGTCACGTTCGTAAGTCAGACAAATCAATGTCCCGTCCGTCAGAGGTATCCAAACAAGACTCTGGGGTTCGGCCTGATACGCCATTTCAATCAGCCCCGTGCGGCTAATATGCTCCGCAATCAGGGTCAGGTCAGGCGCTCTGAAGCCGTCGTCCTCAAACGCATAAGCTAATTCGCGTACTTTACGAAGCGCCCGCTGCACGAACAAAACAGCACGCCCCGCCCTAATGGGTTGGATGTTGGCGCTGCCGTAAGCAGACGACCGCTTACTCTGGACGTTCGCTGGTGTGGTCACCCCACCAGTGTCGGACGGGCGCAGCAACCACTCACCGCCGACCGTACCAATCAGAAGACCCTTCTCGTCGTCTGCAATCCACCTAATTGCGTTCACCGTGTCGGCAGACAGGTTGTTCGTCACCGCGTTATCATCCACGACCGTGGCGTCAACCTCTGTCGGCGCAAAATTCTCAAAGTCACCTGTACGGCTCATATCGACCCGTTGGGGTTCACTGGTTCCGCCCGCAAAACAAAGCCTGTTCTGGTGGAACGTGACCGCGCCAGGGTAACTTGTAGTGTCTGACCACGCCCCAAGTCGCCAGTTTGCCGTGGCGGTGGTAGCAGAAGCATCAGGTCCGTCTATGGTAGCAGTAACGTGGGTGGTGTCGGCGCGGGCTGTAATTGTCAAATATGTCCAATCTGCCGCCGCGTCTTGCCAACGGATAAGCCGTCCAATATCGGAGGCCAGAAAACCATCCCCACCATTGATGCCTGTGACCGCTGACGCGGTCACTGTAACAGACCCGGTAGTAGCAGATAGACCCAACGTGGTTGTTTCGACGTTTGTCCTCAAGTACGGACCATCGATAAAGGTAATATCCGTAATCGTCCAGACGGTATCCGCAGAGCGCGTAATCTTACGCGGCGCGAAATCGGGGTGCGTCACATAAAGGATGTCTGCGCTCTGCGCGAACTTCAACTGAAACAGGGACGCCGTGGTATAGGTGGTGGTTAATTCAACCGTTTGCGCGGACGTACCAGCGGACGAGTAGGTGGTAAAAGAAGAACTATTGATGTTGGTCCCGTCGATGTTCGTCAGTGCGTAGGTGTTGGTGGTCTTACTAGCGACAAGATAGTATTTGTCGTTCAACTCCGTCATCCCAGCAACAGCGGTTATGAAAATCTCCGCGCCATTTGAATAGCCGTGACCTGTGTCGGTTACAACACAAGGATTGGCTTTTGTCGCGGCTGAAATGGTGGAAGTGGATGAACGAATCACCCCATTATCTTTATAAAACCGAGCATAGAGATGCCCAAGTTCAAGGATATACGCTTGAGTGGTCGAAAACTCAAAACGGACAATCCTAGTGGACAGAGAACTCGTCTTAACTTCCTTGATAAAGACCGTACCGGGGCGCCGCTCAACCGGGCCTTGGATAAGCGGGATGAAGTTTAAACAGGTCTTCAACCCCGTCCGGTAACGGTCCACATCGGGGCGCCCATATAGGAGCGACGAAATTTCACCGCCGTTGAAATTGTTCTGGATTGCTGAGACTTTTGCCACTAGAGCCTCGCAATAACCCAGGTATCCACGGGTGGTTTTTGCGGTGGACGCTCAAACGCATTGACTCGCCGGGCCTCTTTTTGAACCTCTTTGTAATGAAGTCGGGCGTCGTCCTTTTTTTTGTTCGACTGCGCCACCTTTTCGGAAACGTCCATAGCAATACGGGCGATCAGGAGTTCAACGAACAAAACGTCAAACGTATTCTCATCGGTGATACGTTTGACATAAGTCAGATTAATAGGGGTGCTATGATCTGTATGAATGAACCTCCCAAATATCTCAAAATCATCCTGGGTGTCCGTACCGTCTACCCCGTTCGTCGGGAGTATTCTCAAACTATCAGACGGCAAAGCATATCGCTTTGCCGCCCCGAACACGGGGTCTGTACTATCCGCCGCAACCTTCACCCGCTGCCGCGCAAACGCCCACGAATGCGCGCGGAGTTCGCTATCACGGGCTTGTTCATAGACGCGATTGCAAGCCCGCCCCGCCGTAGTATCTTCAGACAAGGAGGATATAGACTTAGCGCCAACCCGTTGCAGAGCGAGGTTGCAGATGCTTACCGCATCAGTCATCTAACGCTCCTGTTAAGTCGTGAACGTAATGGCCCCCGAAGCCGCTGCCGACCCACTGACATACCAATTTGTGCCATCACAAAAAACCTCGACCTTATCGCCTGGGAGCATTGTGTCAGCCACCCAATTGATACTACCTTCAGCCGAAGCCGGAACCGTAGCCCCCGCGACATTGTAATCGCCAAAGATGGTGTTGTCGTTGGTTGGGACAATCGTGTGGTTACCCCCCGTAACCTGAGTTGCGCCCGCATAGAAAGTATACCGCAGACCAGCCGCAAGAGCGGGGAGCGTGGACACAAAAGCCGTGGCGCTGTTCAGGATATAAGTCGTACCGCTTTCGGCGGCGGCGATAGCGTTGGTGGTGGTGACAATTTCGGTGTTGGCGGAATTATCCGCCGCCATATTGAGTTCCGCGAGAGATGCGGTGGTGCCGACCGTATGAAGCGGATTCTCTGCCGCAACACGAACGGGTTGACCAGCACTGGTGTCCCAACGAATACCCCAATCGCCAGAAGCGGGGGCGTTTGCCTCCAGGGCCAGTTCTGTTACTTTTTTATACGCAAGCGCATAATCATCAGCCATTGTCTTCTCCTCAAAAAAAGAAGAAGGGGTTGAGCAATTGGTGGTGCTGCAACCCCTTCTTCAGAGGGGTTTAGTCAACAACGTACAACATTGTCAACTCAATCGTACCAGTGGCGGCAGCGCCAGCCGTCACAACCGTGATGGGGATGCCATCTTGGTCAGCATCAACAACACTGTTGCGACCGAGAGCCGAAGTGGCGGCAATATCAACCGTAGTAATTGAGGTTGACGCAGCCGCAGCTTTGTACTCATCAACGTCTAGCGCAACAACCGTACCAGCGGAGTTTTTATAAGCCGCGTGGCCTACAGAGCATGTGGTGGAACCGCCAAGGGCGTCATGTACCAACTCACCCGAAAGGATACGCGCGTCATTCGGAAGGTTGAACATCTCAATGGTACCAACCGCAACCGCAGACGCTTCATACAAAGCATACGCGATACGAACTCGACCAGCACTCTCACTGGTCTTGATCTTCTCCGTCGGACTGTTCTGATCCCACTTGGTTTTTTGGACGCTATAGGTAGTAGCCATCGTTTAAGCCTCCGAACAAGTGATTGCGACGACTTTTTTCTCTTCAACACGGGTAGCCCCAAAGGTGCCTTTGACGTAAACCTGCGTTGAATAAGACTTGTCAGCACGATCTGAAATCTGGACATTGATGTCGTTCCAGAGTCCAAGGTGAAGGCCGGATTTCGCCCAGCAAACAACCGTGCGATCCGTACCAGAAAGAGCCAAACGCTGGCTGTCGATAAAGTTGAAACCCATAAAAGCCTTGATTCGCCCGTCTACGAGAACAGGTTTAGTGGTGAAATCCAGGCTGATGGCTTGGGTTTGACCAAGCAGATCGTCATGCTGTTGAGCGCCGATAGCACAATAAAGTGGTTCATTGTCCACATCGACTTCAGCCGCAATAAGTAGCTGCATGGCTTCTCGCAACTTAGCAACCGTCAGACCGCCCGATGTCGTACCGGCGGTCTGACCAGCCGGGAAAGCCGTAGAAGTCGTCCCGTCCTCGCCCGTTTTACTGGTTCCGGTTGCCGCCGTAATGACCAGATCATCCATCGCCCTTCCTAGAGCCATCGCCCCATTAATCGCATAGGGAGAAGTGGGATCGGCGATTACGCGCAGCTTGTCTTGATCGTCAATCAGGTCGGCCCATTCGTAATCCGTGGGGTAGACCCAACGCTTATCGTGAGGAGTCTCAATAAGGGGTGTGTCGGCATGGCGAGTAGTTTTGGCTTGTGCCGTAACTGCGCCAAGCTGGTTGACAGCAGCACCACTTTTACCGTGATAGCTGTCTTCCATGACAGTGCCCCGAAACTTAGACCCGCGCTGTTGAAGCAGATGCTCAACAGTCGATTTGTAGTCAATAACTGACCAGTCTAGGATTTCGTTTGACATGGGATATGCCTTCCTTCTGTTCGGTTAAAACAAAAGCTGAAGGCTTATCCGCTTAGGCGGGGCCAATACTAGGGCTTTTTTGTCGGCCCGTTTGGGTTATCGACGTTGCCTGTTCTACACCACATGGTGCGCTCTGATTTCATTATTGGCATATATAATGTTTAAACGCAAGGGGTTTAGGCACTCTCTAGCCAAGTTGGTCGCCGCCGTAAAACTTAAAGCGGCAAACCGGCCTCCAGAACGGCGCCACGCAATACGTCGGCGATTTCAGTCATCTTTCGCCAACTTTTCGACAGTCGTTCGATGTATGCGGAGCCAACTAGCAATATCCCTAGTCGCGACCTTCTGGTGCTTCAGCCGCTTGATCTCCCCAACCATCCACTGCTTGTACTCTCGCACCGTGAAGCCCATGTTCGCGGCGATCAGTCGATCACGGGCCCTCGAATCCATTGCCGCTTTCTTTCGTTGATGCACCACTTCGCTCGTTTACCCAACCCTCGTCGTCCCCTGTGTAGGGGGTCGCCTTCCGCCGTTTGCGTTGAACCGGGGTCACTATGCCCTGTTCGATGTACTGTTTAAACTTCTCCGCATTTTTGACGACGGCGGCGGGGTTTTTAGTGACCGCCACCGCCAACTGCAAGGCTTCTAACCGTACTTGCCTCGACATTAAACGATACCCGCGGACAGCCGGGACAAGGCGGCTTTCTTCTCGACCGCCGTCTTATGACCGGGGTGCAT